ATATGGTCCATTTATGGACATTAGTGATGGTCGTGTTATTACAAATTTTATTAAATGTGTTCAACGAAACGAACCTTTGTCTATTTATGGCGATGGAAATCAAACAAGAAGTTTTTGTTATGTGGATGACACAATTGAAGGAATATATAGAATGATGAATAGTCATGAATTTGGACCTATAAATATTGGTAACCCACATTGCGAGTTTACCTTGAACAACTTGGTAGACGTTTTTGAAAAAATATACAATAAAGAATTACAAGTTGTTTATTTAAACGCAACTCAAGACGATCCTAAACAACGCAAACCAGATATTTCAAAAGCAAAAAATTTACTACATTGGGAACCAAATACTTTATTGGAGGAAGGATTACTGAAAACAATAAACTATTTTGAAAAACGCAACTCTGATTTAATGAATAAAATGTAACAAAAATAAAAAGTGTATGTAAAAATGGCAATCCGCTTTTATAAAAAATTTCTTTTTTATAAAAGAATATATACATATATAAAATGGCATCAACTCGCAATAAGAATACTCCAGGAAACTATTGTTTACAACAATTTGAATACTCTCAAGGTAGACAATATACTATTTATAAAAATGCAGCCCCCGGAGAAGCATATGATACAAAAAACCCTGGAAATGGTTTATTACCCGGACAAATTCCTTGGAATAAATTATCATATAATTCTGCTGACATTGAGTCTTTTTTATTTGGAATAAACTCTACAAATTTAGTAAATCCACAACCTTGTTTAACTCCAGAGTTAAAACAGCTTGAAAGCGCAAACGTATTTGAAAAGGGACCTATATACATACCAGAACCATTAGTTGTTGAAAAAAATCAAAGACCATTTCCGGTTCCATAAATTATAATACTTTTATTTTTCCGCATTAAAAATTATAAAACTAAAAAAAACAAATAGGCTTTGCGTTAAATTGTTTGGTTTGAATATTGTAAAAATAGTTATTATAAATTCGTTTGATTATAATATAAAAATAAAAGATTTTATATTATAAGTTAAAATATGCAACTAATTATTCATGAGGGGATTCGCAGTAAACTGGAATATTTTTATAAAATACATAAAATTCCAAATATAATTTTTCACGGGCCATCTGGATGTGGCAAAAGAACAATTGTTACTGAATTTATTTCTACTATTTATAATAATGACAAAGAAAGAATTAAAAATTTTGTAATGTATGTAAACTGCGCTCATGGCAAAGGTATAAAATTTATAAGAGAAGAATTAAAATTTTTTGCAAAAACACATATTAACTCAAATGGAGGAGATATTTTTAAAAGTATTATTTTATTAAACGCTGATAAGCTTACGATGGACGCGCAATCCGCTCTAAGAAGATGCATTGAGTTGTTTAGTCATACAACAAGATTTTTTATTATAGTAGAAGACAAATACAAATTATTAAAACCTATACTTTCTCGTTTTTGTGAAATTTACGTTCCTGAACCAAATTATAATGGCAAAACAATTAACTTGTATAAATACAATTTAAACGAAACATTCAAACTTGATAACGTTAAAACACAGAGAATCGACTGGTTAAAAAAAGAATTAAATAAGTATATAAAGTTAAATACAAATCTAAAGGAAGAAAAATTAATACAACTTTCTTTAAAGTTATATGAAAAAGGATATTCGGGGTTGGACATTATTCAACTTTTAGAAAACACTAACAATTTTACAAGTTTAAAAAATGATAAAAGATGTGAATTATTACTTGCTTTTAACAAAATTAGAAAAGAACTTCGAAATGAAAAAATATTAATAATGTTTATTCTTAATTTTATATATATTAGTTTAGATTACTCTTTAGAAAATATATCATTTATGTAAAATGGACGATTTCAATGTTGGATCATTGCACGAGTCAAAAAATGAATGGGGGGCTAGACTACTTACTATAATGTCTCCTTTAATTATAGAAGGATTAAAATCCATTTTTGAAGAAGCGCATAAGTTGTGCCGTGAAAACAATGAAACAGAAAAATATTTAATGACATTTCAAAATTTCATTTCTAGAATTCCAAAATGGAATCCTTCTATTATTGAAAATGAACGAAAACGTATTTGCGATAAAAGTGGATGTGGATATTTAGAAGATTTAATTACCTGCATTCATATAATTCAATTAAAATTGCTTACCGCTATGCGTTCTGGAAATAAACAAAAAAAAATAGATATTTCAATTCCAAAGTTAGACGATTTTATTCATAAAACTTATATTCATGTTGCAAGAAAAGTTTATAAAAATGTGTATCTTTTCGAGATTGATATTCCTCCACTTCAAATGCAAAAAAATCACAGAGAGTTAGAAATTATTGTTCAAGAATGCATTTTAAATGCAGTTAGAGATAGTATTCCCGTAGAAAACATTTTAAGAGCGTACATGGACGAAAGTGTTGAAGAGGATGTAGTAGAAGAAATTAAGGAACAATATATTGAAACACCAAGAGAAAAAGAAGAAAAGGAAATAAATAAGGAAGTAAATGAAATGATGGAAAAACAGAATGGAGGACAATTAAGTTTTAATAATGTTGATTTAGTTAAAGACGAAAATAATAATATTGAAAATGTTATTGCGCCAAAAGACCCTGACACTTTGGAACAAATTAGCAATTTTCGTAATGAACAACGCAGACTAGAATCTAGTGAAGACGATGATAATGAAAAATTGAAAATCTCAGACCAAGATGTTAATTTAGGCGAAATGGATGTTCATGTAATAGACGCGCCTTCTAGTGTCGAATTGCTTCCCGATTTATTAATAGATGAAATTGAGGTTTTGGCTTAAGTACGGGAACCTAGGTTTAACGAAGTAGCCCCGTAATCCCCTATGCGGTTCCCGTAAATTCTTCTAATAGGTTCTCGCAAAGCCTTTTAATAATAAGAGTTTAAGTTTTTGGACCTATAAAGCAACACTTTGCGTAAAATAATAAATAAGATTGTTCTTTATTATTTTAAATGGATAATATTTTTATTGTTGCAGGTCTTATATCCTTTGTTTTTTTTGTATGTAAATTTATTGAAATGAGGTTTATTGACAAAGAAAGCAAACCATTAAAATTATTGATACGAGATACACTTTTGGTTTATTTTAGCGTTCTAGTTGGAAATTTTGTTTTAACGCAACTTAAACCCGCAATTCAAGAGGGTGGTGGATCTGTTCCTGCGGTATTTACTGATAATCCAGACTTTTAAGAATCTTTTTTCAAAATTTTTAGTAATTATATGTAAGATTAACTATAAATTGCAGAAACAACTCTATCATTATTTGGTCTTGCATATTTTGTTCTTTCTAAATCAAAAACTGCAAAACATCGTACTAAAAATCGATCATTACCATTGTATTTTGGGAAAAATGGAGATCTACCATGAACCGCGCGTTTGTTGTCTATAAATATAATTTCACCTTTTTTCAAATTATGGCTAACTCTATGTTTGTAATAAATATTAACAATTTTTTTTAGTAAACCTTGCGCTTCTTCAGTTATTCCAGTCATCAAATCTTGATCAAATATCAAAATTGGATCATTTACTTCGCCATTTATAATTGACATTGGACCTCGAATATCACCTTCTATAAATTCATGGTTGTTTAACTTAAAAGATAAATCTACACCAGTTTTCCACAAAGGTAATCGTAAAAGAGCGCGTTCTTGATCGGTTGTATTTTTCAAAATGTTTTGTACTGGTAACATATATGTATTTGCATTCTCGTCTCCTTTAAGACAAGACAAACTTAATATATCCGGTTTTAAATTAGAAAAAGCTTGTTCAGTGTGAATTTCTAATTCAATATTGCTGCCTAAACTTGTTTGATTGTTTGCCATCGATTCATTTGGAACAATGTCCTGAAATAAATTACCAAAACATTCTGCTTCATACCCCAGTAAGTGTCCAATTGCTGAAACTAAAATAGCTTGAATTTTGGTTAACTCTTCTTTTTCTCCAATATTGTATTTATTATTTTTCGGAGTTTTTGGAAGAGCCTCTGAGTTTATTTCAAAGTTTTTAAATAATAAATAACCTGTTTCAGAGCCATATTGTGCAAAATTTAATAAAATAGTTTTTATTCTTTCAGGTATAAAATAAGACGCTGCTTTTGCTTCTTCGCAAAAAAACAAACTATTTTGAGATGGTATAGTTTTAATACTGGATGCTAAATTTTTCAAAATATTTATTTCCTCTTCATTTAATTCTAAAACTGAATTGGTTGGGTTTTTTTTAAAAGATCCCATAGTAAAATGTATAAATATATATATTTTATGCATTTTATGCATTTTTTAATTTTTGCATAATGTATATGCGTTTTAGTTTACAACTTAGTTATTTAGCAAAAAAAAACTAAATAAAATAACTTTACCTCCCAGTCCATACTTTAACAAGTGGCAAAGGGGATGCTTTATTTTTTTCTAAGAAACTACAATAATCTTCAAAAGTATATCCCCATTTTGAATAAGTCATAATATTTCCAAATATTGACTTTTGTTTATATAAATATTTTTGATTAATAAAAAAAATTATTCCAAAGATTCTTTCCAAACAACATCTATCGCTTCTATTTTTTACAACATTTAATAGATTAAATATAGAATAGGTTTCTTGCAATTGTGACAAAAAATTAAAGTTTATATAACTTTGAACACCAAAACAACCAAACCACTTATATTTTTTAAATCCAAGAGTCTTGATGCTATTGTCCGTTAGTTCATTTAATATACTATTATTATTATTTAAATAATATGTTAGTCTAATTATATTGTTAATATTTTCTTTATCTGAATTAAAATGCCATAAAGGAATTACTTGTTGGCGAACATTTTCAAAATTTACTCTTTTATGAAAAAATACACTATCGTGAATTATTACAGCATTATCAAAAAAATGTTTTTTATAAAAATAATAATATGGTAAAAGCTCTCCTCTTCCAGGAAACTCTGAAATTATAACTTCTAAGTTTTTGTATTCTTTTTCAGCTTTAACAAAATTTTGATCGCTATTATCATCAATAATAACAATTTTTTTAAATGGATAAAATTTTCTAATACAACGAACACATCTATTCCAATATTTATTAGTTCTTTCGCAGTTAACATGTCTTGTAACTATAAAACCAAAATTATGGTTGTTCATATATAAAAGAATAGAGAAAATAATTGTTTTTATAATAACAAAATTAATTTTATTTTGTTATTATTTCATTATTATTTCATTGTTATTTTAATTATTATTTCATTGTTATTTTAATTATTATTTCATTATTATTTCATTATTATTTCATTATTATTTTTTACACTAACGAAAATTTTAATCCTCATTGAGGATTCACATTCTTTGTATCTATAAAGAGATAAATCCTATGTACAAAAGAGCGAATTTAAATTTTCAACGTTTTAAGTGTAGCATGGATATTCATCTATGTTCATTATTTTTTCACTATCTTTAATTTTATTTTTTGAAATAACAAATGATGAAAATTCTTTTCTTTCTAATTGCGCTTGAGGAGTGTGGTTGTGCACGCATCTAGAAATCATCTTATAAAGTTTAAAATCAGGATATCTGTCAGAACCATCATTTTTATATAATAGATTTACACCTTTATCATCCAAACACCATTCAACTATTAATCTCACAAGCGGGTCGCATTCTTCTAAATTTTTTATAGCATCTAAATCTTCAATCAAATAGTCAAATATAGAACACGCTAGTCTACAAATATCAAAACTATAATTTGGTTCAAGACGGGGTTTTTTACTATTAAAGTAAGGCTCTGTATTATACTGAGTTGCTGCATCTCCACCTTGTTGAAAACTATCGCTGCAAAATATTTTTCCATTAAATTTATAAATACTTCGACCAAAGTCAATAATTTTAAAAATTCTTCCAAATGTTGGCACTTTATAGTATTTTTTTTTATAACAATAGTAAATGTATGGTATTTCTGTTTTATTATACATAACATTATTTGTATGCAAATCGTTATGAGTAAATGCAAACATTTTTTGATATGTAATTAAAATCATTATAATTTGCATAAGAGCGGAATACCATTCAGCATTTGTTAACTCTTGATTGAAAATTAGATCATCAAATGTATTTTCACATTGTTCCATGCAAATAATTTGTACTGGAAATTTTGGTATTGTTGCATTTATTTTTTCTTCTGATTCAGAGTTAGAGTCACTGCAAGAATTGTCACATCCGTTTTCATTTTCTGACTCGCTATCATTATCATTTTCATCATTATTATCATTATCATTATCATTATCATTTTCTTTGTCACTAGAAAACTCTTCACTAGAACAACAATTATTCTCATTATTATCTGTATACGAACTTCTTGAAGAACAAGTAGAGCCAGACCTTATAGTTGTTGTTAAATTAGTTTGAACAATAATATCGTTTGACTCAATAAGATTTATAGTGTCATTTTTTAAAGTGTCTAGAGAAGAAACATTATCAATAAATAAATTTTCAAACATTGATTCATCAATCGATTTTACTGATATATTTGACTTTACACTATTTGAATGGTCAATATTAATTAAAGGTAACTTTTCTTTTTTATCGGATCCGTCTTCAAATATAAAATTATAATCATCGACTTCAAATAAAATATTTTTGTTTTTTATAAAATATTCGGATTTATTCAGATACTCAAGGTCATCAAAGATATTTATAGTAAAATTATTTTTTATACTTAAAAATGATCCATAAAATTCCACTCCATGAATAAAATTGTGATCATGAAGCAATTTATTATTTAAGAATGAGAAAAAACTATCTATGTAAGAACAATTGTTCGCATCTAAAAATTTGCTATTGCAATTTTCTAACGTAGAATCTAATAAAGGTAACGTGTATAATTTAGAGTCTTCATGATTATATTTTCCAATCAAATATTTAAACGGGTCTATTAAAGGTGCTAGTTTAAAAAATATCGTTTTATTTTTACTTTTATTTGTTTCAGAATTTTTAATTGAACACTCATATAAATTTTTATTATCTACGTCGTTATTTTTAACATTTGTTATGCACCATTTATGGTTTATATTAATGCTGTTAAAGTTGGTTTCATTTAGAGAAAAAAATTTTGTATAAATTGGTATGTAATTTTGTGTTTTTTCAAATCCGTAACATTCTAAACTTTGAAAAAGTTCGAGGTTTTTTCGTTTTTGATAACTTATGTTTATCATTAGCTACTTAATATATAAATTCTACAACATTTTAACTTATCAAAATTTACTACCTTTTTAAAAGGTAGTAAAGGTAGTAAAGGTAGTAAAGGTATTAATGCGTAAAAATAATATTTATATTTTTCTAAATATTAATAATACTATTAATAAATGACTCTAGAGCTAAAAAAGTTTGATATGAAAACAATTACTTTTAAACCAAATGAGTCTAAAGGTCCAGTGGTAGTATTAATTGGGCGCCGTGACACTGGAAAAAGTTTTTTAGTGAGAGATTTGTTATATTATCATCAAGACATTCCTATTGGTACTGTTATAGCCGGAACAGAAGAAGGTAACGGCTTTTATGGTAAAATGGTTCCAAAATTATTTATTCACAATGAATACAACACTGCAATTATTGAGAATATTTTAAAACGTCAAAGAAGCGTTTTAAAACAAATAAAAAATGAAATAGAGACCTTTAAAAAAAGTACAATCGATCCTAGAACATTTGTTATATTGGACGATTGTCTTTATGACGGCGCTTGGACTCGCGATAAAATGATGCGTCTTCTTTTCATGAACGGGAGACACTGGAAGGTTATGCTTATCATAACAATGCAATATCCGTTGGGAATTCCTCCCACATTAAGAACCAATGTGGACTATGTTTTTATTTTAAGAGAACCTTACATCGCAAATAGAAAACGTATATTTGATAACTATGCAGGAATGTTTCCTACTTTTGAAAGTTTCTGTCAAGTCATGGATCAATGCACTGAAAACTATGAGTGTTTAGTAATAAACAATAATGCAAAATCAAATAAGCTTCAAGACCAGGTATTCTGGTATAAAGCTGACTCGCATAACGATTTTAAATTAGGTAGCAAAGAATTTTGGGAATTATCAAAAGATATGCATTCTGACGATGAAAATGAAAAATATGATCCAGGCAATGTTAAAAAACGCGGCCAAGGACCAAAAATAAGCGTTAAAAAGACAAAATGGTAAAAGGTAGTAAGGCAAATGTAAATGTAAATGTAAATGTAAATGCAAATGCAAATGCAAATGTAAATGTAAATGCAAATGCAAATGCAAATGCAAATGCAAATGCAAATGCAAATGTAAATATTTCTACAAATAAAAGTGGTAGAAATATTTTTATACTGGTTTAAGCAGAACAACACGTGTATTGAACGCCAGCATAAGGCGTTCCAACGCATCCGGTTCCTTCTTGATAAGTGCATACATTATCAGTAAAATAATAATTGTTTGTTCCTAATTGATTTGCGCAATAATTGCACATCCATGCGCACCCGGTGCCTTGCGTCACAGAAAATGTTACACAATTATTACTTGGATCGCTTTTTTTATGATGCACATGTTTTGCAAAAGCAAGCGAAAAAATAAACGCAAAAAACAAGAGCGGACTTCTCATTATATATATACTTATAGAAAGTCTTTTATATTATTTAATTTTATATTTAACGTTTAAGTTTTCTCTGCGTTTTTGTTTTTGCACGAATAGTTGATTTGCGTTTTTTTTTTGTTCGAACGACTCTTAAAAGCGATGGTTTTAAATAAACGGGATTTATTAAATCTCCCACATGCAAGCTGTGTGTTTTAGAAAATCCGGCATTTATTTCTATAATAAATTTTGAAGGTTTATTAATTTCTACAAAAGTCAAATCATTCGGTCGTGCATTTTCTGCAAACCCAACCACTTTAAATTTTTCATCTAAAAAAATAATATCTAAACTTACATATGTATTTTTCATCCAAAAAGGGTGATTTTTTTTATCTGGCATGCAAAATAGTGCGCCAACGTTTTTTGGTAGTCTTTTAACAAACATGAGACCATTTTGTATATCTGAGTTATTTTTAAAAATCTTATTTATTTTAATAGAAATAATCTTTGTCATTTATATTAAAAAAAGATAATTATTTTATACAAGCAAATAATTTATATTAGCAACGCCCAGTCCGCCTTTCATAAAATAATAAGTTAGTCGCTTTTTGTTTTTGCAAAAGGGCCGCTCACTAGCTGGCTTTGACCATTGTCTGTTTTTCCAATTACAATATTTTCACCTTCAAATAATTCACTTCTAATGTCAGCAGTCGAAATAACGTCTCCGTCTTTTTCCTTTTCCATTAAAACTTTTTCCGTCGTGTTCATATTTGCAACACTAATTAAGTTTCCAGTTTCATCAATTGTCTGTGTTAACGCACTTCCCGTTTTCTCTGCATTTTTAATATTATCCTCTATAGCCTTTCGTTTACTTTCTTTTACGCGCTGCTCAAAAGAATTTTTTGCGTTTGCTTCATTTTTTGCTTTTTCACTCATTAACTGATTCAACTCTTCTTCCATATATTCAACTCTTCCAGTTTTATACGCTTCTGGGTCCCATGGCATCCATAGTCCTACAGGTCCAACAAATACATCATGATTAGGATCAATTTCTCTCAACATTTTGCATCTTAGTTCAGCTTCTTCCATTGAAGTGTAAGAACCTCTAACTTTCAATCCTCTTGTGCACGTTTGAAAATTATATTTAATACCAAACTTTTTCTCTAACTCTTCTTCATTATTATCTAAAAAGGTTTTGTATTCGTCGTCAAAACTAGATTTTGAAAGTGCTTCTTTCTCGTCTTTAACAAAATCTTGAAAATCTTTCGTAACGTCATCAAATGTCAACTTATATTTGAATGAAATAAAATTTAGAAATTGAATAAACTTCTCCATAGATTTATTAAACTCCCAAGTCTTTAGGAATTCTTCAAAAAAAAACATTTCTTTTTGTTTTAAAATTTTTTCTGGTGAAACAAAACTTACGCAAACAAATTTTTGCCCAGAAATAGGTTTGTCTTCTTCTAATAAATCAACATACTTAGGATTCGGCCTTCCATTTTTGTCAAGTTTTCTCTCAAAACTGGAATGTTTAGAACTGCTCATTTTATTATGAAATTATTTAATTTTAAGTTTTTTATCGCATTATATATATTTTTTTTCTAAACAATAATTATAATGCACGATATGTTCGACCTAAGTGAGCTTGTAAAAAGAATCATTAAATACCTTGTTGAAGGTTTAATGGTAGCAATTGCCGCTTACGCTATTCCCAAGCGTTCGTTAAATTTGGAAGAAATTGCCCTCATCGCTTTAACCGCTGCGGCTACGTTTAGCATTCTTGATACATACGTTCCTTCTATGGGTGTAACTGCAAGATCTGGGGCTGGATTTGGAATTGGAGCTAATTTAGTAAGATTCCCCGGAGGGTTTTAAATTTATCAAATATTTATATAAAAATTTTAATTGAAAACATTGATAATATACTAATAAATCTATTATTATATTATTATAAATGACAAATAGTTTGAAAAATAAAAACAATCGCAAAAACAAAGACAAAAACAAAGACAAATGTAAAAACAAAAACAAAAAAGGTGGACAAGTAAAGGAAGGACAAGTAAAGGAAGAAGAGTTTTCATCAATCTTACAAGAAGGCGACAGCGAAAACAAAATCGAAGATGAAGATGATTATGATCCAAATAATGAAAGTTCAATTGCAAATGCGGAGGATGACGAGCACGAATTAGATCTAGATAATGATTCTTTTGGAAACGATTCTTTTAGCGGAACAACTGAAAATGAGTCTTTTCAAACTATTAACACGTTTCCCTCCTTAGCCTCCTCCGAACAAACATCTTTTTTATCTAATGGGTTTGATTCTGGGTCGTTGCACTTAAGCGATTTAAATAATTCAAATTTATCTCAAAATACTACTAGAGAAGAACTATCATTTGGAGGTAAAAAGACAAAGACAAAAACAAAGACGAAAACAAAGACGAAAACAAAGACGAAAACAAAGACGAAAACAAAGACAAAAAAAAATATAAAAAGAAACCCAAAAACAAAGACAAAAACAAAAACAAAGACAAAGACGAAAACAAATAAAACAAAAAAGTGGTAAAAAATCTAAACTAACTTCACGCAAAAAAATAAGAGTTAACATTTCAAAGGGGAAAAACGATAATCTTTAAGTTAAATTGTAGGGATAAACTCCCAATCTAACTCTGCGCATATTTTTTTCCAAATAGTATCCTGATCAATTCTCTTCTCTCGATCTTTCAACATGGGAAAATGAGGCAAGTAGTGAGTTTCTCCAAGAAGCTCGCACAATTTATACGCAGTGTAATAATAATTTAAAAAATTTACTCTATCATCCGGACAAAATTTAGAATAAGGAGCTTGTAACTCCATAAAAAGATTGAAAAGCGTGTCTTCTAACTCTGGAGACATAACAGGTGGCTTAATTCCCAATTTATCTTTAATAAATGGTATATGTTCATAAAATTTATTATATCCCAATTTTTTAAGTATTTCTTTTGTTTTTTGATTTGAAATTAAAGATAAGTCTATCCGCTCTTTTTTGATTTGTTGTTTTATATTTTCAATAACTTCTTCTGGAATTTGTGTAGTTTCTTTACCTTGAAATTGTGCTATTATTTCTTTAAAGTGGTTTATTCTTTTATATGCATAAAAACACACTTCTTTTGGAGGTTCTTTATAGGAAGGTTTTTCATTTTCAATTAAATATGGCACATTTCTAGAACATGAATTACATATTAAAACGCCTTCATCTTCTAGTGGTATTAACTCACCGGTATAACAATATTTACATATATCCGATGGACTTACAAATGCATTTACATCTAAAAAATAATCATCAACGTTGCTCAAATATTGTTGAACAATGTTGTTTGTTTTGCTTTCGCTTTTAGCAACTTCTGGGTTTTTTATTTTAAAAAATTTATCAATTTCTTTATTTTTACTATTTGAAACATTTCCTTTAGAAATATTTTTTTTATTTTCAAAATAATCAAAAATATATTTTGCATTATCTAAAAAGTAGTCTTTTTTTTTAGCTTTTATAGCCTTTATTGTTTCATTTATTTCATTAATTCTGTCATGTATTTCCATTTTTTGTTCAATTGTTAATTTTGTTTTTTCTTCTATAAAAAGTATATTCTCATTAGAACTAGAATTTGAACTAGCATTTGAATTATCGTTTTCTAGTCTTTTTTCAAGTTCTCGCTTTTCAGTTTTTAGAGAAGGAAGTTTATCATTTTCATCTTTAGAAAACTCATTTATAAACTCCTTGTGTTTTCCGTCTAATGTTGTTGAATTTTTTTTACTAACCTTAATTTTTTTTATTGTTTTTGGTTTGAATGAAGGCATTTAAACTACTTATATATAATTTATTTAATTTATATTTCCATTTAATCAATATTTTCATTTACCAATACATTCATTTATGTTTTCTAACTAGTTCAAAATTAATCAAACTTTTCTTTATTTTATTTAATGGATTTAAATATAAATGTTAATGATGACGATAATATTTTAATAGATAATATAAGATTTAAAAAAATGTTATTTGTTTATAATGCTTTAGAAGAAGGGTGGACAATAAAAAAAAACAATGACTCTTTTATATTTACAAAAAACCATGAGGGAAAAAAAGAAGTTTTCTTAGAAACATATTTAGCTAAGTTCATAAGGTCAAACTTTGATTTAAATAAAATTCTTAATTAAATTTACATGTTAATTAAATTTACATCTTAATTAAATTTACACTTATGTATTTTTTCGATAAAAAATTCATAGATACCATGAAATGCATTTATCTCATAAAATGCATAGATCTCATAAATGCATTGATCTCATAAAATGCATTTATCTCATAAAATGCATAGATCTCATAAATGCATAGGTCTCATAAAATGAATACGCATCATAAAAGATTCATCATAGACTACATATTAAAAATATAAGAAACATACAAAGACAAAATAATAGAAAAAACAACCTTAATAAAAAAACAATTTTAATTAAAATTAAATAAATTAAAAACGGAAAAATTTTTTTCTTTAGCAATAATATAAAATGGGAGGAGGTCTTATGCAACTCGTCGCTTATGGCGCTCAAGATGTTTACCTTACAGGTAACCCTCAAATTACTTTTTGGAAAGTTACCTACCGCAGATAC